GATGTACCGCAGTTCTTTATCTGGCGGTTGACCTGGTTGCCCGAGAAACAGAAATACGAAAAGATTAAAAGATTCAGCCCCACCCCTCCCTATCTCTATCTTTCGCATCTGAATCTCTATCTCCCTATCTCCAAATGCGAATCGAACTCATCTAGTGCGAGGTGGATAGGCTATCCCGTCTCGCACAGGCGTTGGTACCATCGGGATCTCGATCTTCACCGATGGGACACGCCCACCATCTACGCTATTGCAAGCCTCAACAGCAATCACGCCTTCCAGCTTCTCGCCGTTGTCCAGATAGACAACAGTCTCATCCCCGAATACCACCTTAGCGATACGCATTGCCAAACCCTCCATCCTCGGTTGCAGTCTTGGTGCTGTGGCAAGGCTTGCACAGGGCCTGCCAGTTGTCCACGTTCCAGAACAGCGCATGATCGCCACGGTGCGGCTTGATGTGGTCCACTTCCTTTGCCGGTACCACACGCCCAGCACGCTCGCAGTGCACGCACAGCGGATGCTCTCGCAGGTACGCCAGCGCAGCCTTGCGCCACTCCCCATCATAGCCCCGGGCCGTTGATGACTCGCGCTTGCTCGGCGGGATGATCTTCAGTGGTCGTCGCTTGGTAGGCATAGGTTCCCATCCATATCGCGTTGGGGTTGCTCGGTACCATCATCTGCCAGGGCTTCTATCAGCATCGCTAGCAGCTGGTTGGTTCTCTGCTGTTCCTGTATCAACCGCTCTATCTGTATCTCTATCTTTTCCATTTCCTCTCCACCTATCTCGCATTGTACGCATGTGCTTCATCAGCCACGCTCTACGCTTTTCACATCCTTCACACATTGGTCACGCTCCCACGCCGGCCCAAAAGGTAACGAAGTAACGGGTAACGAGTGGTTTTGGGTCCGCTGGCGCCATACACGAGACATATGTCTCATACCATTATTTCTATTGCTGCTCGCATGCGGAACACAGTATTACTTGTTACCTTGTTACCTTTTTAATAAAAATATAATAAAAACAAGGGTTTGAGCGGGTAACTAGCTGGGTAACGAGTGGGTAACAAGTTCGCCGCTCGTTACCGTTGAATCCAGTTTTTCCCGGATAGAATCGTTGTCTATCTTCCCTATCACCCAAACCCGATGCGGAATCCCTCTCCATTTGATTTGCTGCTTGATAGCTCGGTACCCGAGGTCACCCAGCATTTTGGATAGAGCGCTGGTCTTTGGAATCTCTATCCCCTCTGCCATGCACACCATCTTCATCGCTTTAGTAAGGCAAGCGCTCGATAGAACCTGCGGATGCACGCCGTACGCCCCCGTGGCTATCACTTGGCGAGCGATAGCGTGCGCCTCATCCTCGCCAGATACACGCATTTCGTGCTTTTCAGGTGTATCTGGTGCGTGCCCGTTAGGATCGAACCAGGCCGGTATCTGCATCTCAGTGAGCCATTTGCGCACCTGCCCAGGATGCTGCTGGCACAGGCTGAACACCTTGTCGAACTTTTCCCCCAGTTCCTTCACGGTCAGGGCGTTGTTTGCCACGGCGCAGTCGAGGGCGCAGCTGTAGGGGCTGAACACCACGAACCAGCGCCGGTCGTTTTCCTCAAGGGGTACCGCATCGTTGAAATTGGTGAAGGCGATGAAATTGCTGATGTTGATGATCGGCAGTAGGCCCTTGCCCTTCCGGTTGATGGTGATACGACTGTTGGTGACGTTATCCTTGAAGGCGTTGGCGATGACGTACCGCTGTTTCCCGTCCATCTTCAATTCTTCCATGCTGATGACGCAGGCACCGTGCGCCCAGTCCGTAAAGCCCCCGGTGTTCATCACCACCGCAGGGCCTACCGACGACACGTTGCGTTCGCCCATGGCAGCCCCGAGCACGCTGGTAATGATCGACTTGCCGTCACCGGGGACACCCTTCAGAATCGGCGCCCAGCGCACTTTCACGCCGGGGTTCTGCACGTTGTAGGCCAGCCAGGCCAGCAGCTGACCATAGACTTCCTGGCGGTGGTCGCAGAATGCTTGCAGCATGGTCGCGAAGGTCTTGATGCCCTCGATCCCCTCAGCCGTGTAATCCTCAAGCGCTGGAAGGCTCTCGGGGGTGTACAGGTTGGCGAACGTGCGGCCCTGGTAGGTGAACAGGGGATCGAATTTGGGGACGTACATCATGTCATGCACCGTCGGCATGCCCCAGCGCTCCAGCGACCACCTGGCCGCGTCTTCCTTGTCCCCGTTCTGCTTGGTGGGCATATAGCGGTTGAAATCGGCCTGGAAGCTGGTCCGGCTCAATTCCGTCGCACTGCGCACATGGAAAAAGGTATCGGACCGCCGCACATACACGTGCTCGCTCACGAACGGGAGCGCATCGGGGTTTACCGGCTCGCTGCTGGCAGGTTTGGCACACGCCACCATCAGGCGGGCAGCTGTGATGGTTACCGGTATCTGGAAATCCTTCAGACGGTCCTTCACCATTACGGCCAGGCGGTCGCGGTCGAGCATGCCCACCGTGCCGTCAGCAGCGATCCCCGGAATAACCTCATTGCGCAGTTCGTCTTCCTCGGCCCGTGCAATGCGCTCGATCCAGTTCTGACTTGCGGCCTTGCCCGCTTCGTCCACGGTAGAGGTCAACGGGGGAGGGGGTTCCTTGTCCACCAGCACCCGCGACACGCCCGAGCAGGCCCGCGCAATGGTGAAGCCAAGGTATGTGGTATCGCGGCGCGGACTATCCCACTTGTCGCGCACCAGGGCACTCTGACGCATCAGGCGCTCAATGCGGGGAGCATCACAGCCCGTCCAGAACGCCAGCTGCATCGCAAGCGCGCCGTCAGCCTCGGATTCCCCATACGGTTCGCCCTGCGGGAATGCAATGCGCAGCTTGGCCACGTTCCCTTCCCAAAGGTCGCGGAATGTTGCCTTGTTGCCGAAAACCCCCTCTACGCTTTGACTTTGCAGTGCCCTGCGCAGCAGTTCGGCGTCATCGGTAGGCCCACGCCACTCGGGACGCGGCCCGCTACCCCGCTGCTCCAAGGGTATCCAGGGCAGGAAGTGAGGAACGATATAGGCCATCGCGTTCGAATGGTCCACATCCGCACAGCCTTCAGCCTGGTCGGTCAAGCCGAACGCAATGCCCCGGTCTTCCGTGTAGAGTTCCAAGCCTGGCCACTGCCCATTCTTGCAACCATGCTCCGGCACGTGACCACTGCCAACAATGTGCAGGCCGCGACCGCTCGATGAGAACTCGGTGAATGCACCCGGCAGCGCTTGCAGGAACCAATTGGCCGTGTCGCTCAGCACTCCTTCAGCGTTCATCACTTCGTCGAGGTCGAGGAACCAGTAGCCGGCTTCCTCTGTCACCCACCAGCCCAGCGTGTATTGAAAGCCGTCGTTGCGGCTGCGCAGGTTGGCCAGCACGGCCACCGCAGTCTGGTAGGCCATCCAGTTCTTGGGGTTGGCCGCGTCCATGATGAGGTGCGAGCCGCTTGGATAGCACGGGGTCTTTTCGTATTTCTGTTTCTCGGGCAACCAGGTCAACCGCCAGATAAAGAACTGCGGTACATCGACCAGATCACCCAGCGCGTCAGCTAGGCGCATGGGTCAACCCTCGGTTTTAGGCTTGGTCGATACCAGTTCTTTCAGCTTGACCTCAATGAAATTGGTCAGGTTGCGATTGTCCTTGGCCGCGAGCGCCTTCAGCTGTTCCTTAAGCTTGGCGTCGATGTTCATGTGCAATGTTGTTCGCATGTTGTCACCATGTTGTTCGGCAGATGGCCAGCCTAACAAAAAGCCCCAGCATCGGCTAGGGCTTTGAGTGTTACTGTATAACATTTCAAAAACGGTCAACTGAAAAGGTTTGCCGCTGTTCTTCTTCAAGAACGCTTGGTGTGAGGTTTTCCAGGTTCAAAAGAACCGTTTTATTTTTCATTAGCCGATGCTTAATGTGCTTTTGCTCCCACTGTTTTCGAAGGCTGTAATAGAGAATGGCATCTTTCATTGTAGAATGGCAGTATCTTGGACCAAGTTTAGGCGTCCAACGCTTGCGGCTTTCGTCACTACAAGCATATTCAGAAAGTACCCAATAACCTTCTTTTGTTTCTCTTAGCAGTTCGAAGCGCTCGACTATTACAGAAACGCTTCCATCCTCATTCCAGCAATCTGAAAGTCTGTAGTGATATTTCAAATTACACTCTCCAGGGCGGCTACCCGCGCTTCCAGTTTCTTGATGGTTTCGAGTCTCGTTTCACGATCTTTTCGATGCTCGCCGTTATCGAGCGCTTGCATATGGCGTTTAAGCTGCTCTCGAAGGATATCCCGCATTTCCACCAGCACTGGGCGGTGCTCATTTCGGTGCGCTGCCAGGTGGACATAAACAGTGGATGATGCGCAGCCCAACTCCATGGCAATCGCTTCGTACTTGACGCCCTGCGCTCGCAGTTCCTTCATGCGCTCGATGATTTCGGGGCTGTATTTGAACGCCTTATGATTGCGACGGCTGCGGATTTTAACGCCTGCCTCACGCAACCTGGTGCTTACCGTCTGGCGGTGACACCCATATGCAGTAGCCAGAGTTTCCAAGCTCTCACCAGCCTCATAGCGCTGCTTCAGGTCCACTATGGGTAGGTTCTTTCTCTCGAACATTTATTTTCTCCCACGCGTATTTGAGTTTCTTGTAGGCCTTGCGGGTTTCAGCCTGTGAGATTCCCAGTTGCTTTTGCAGGCGTTTGATCTGCTTGCGCAACGCCTCGATTTCGGTTGTTTCACCAGTTGGTGGGGTTGGCACCACCTTGAGCATTGCCGCGTATGCCTCAAGCTCTAGCGCCCGCCGGTCAGCAGGTAGCCACGCCGCCCACACGCCCGAGAACTCGGTAAGCATTCGCTCGGTCGGCTTGACCGGCACCAGCGCCCAACCCTTGGGGATCACGGCTTGCGTTCCAGGGCGGCGCGGGCTTGCCAAGTGAGCCAGCATGGCTGGGCGTCATGCCAATCGTATTCACCTTCGTAAAAGCCAGGGGCGAACCCGTCATTCATGCTGGCGTAGTGTTTTTCAAACTCCGCCCGCTCATCGATCTCGACCGGCGCGCGCGCATCAGCAAGGGCCTTTGCGTAGCCACTTTCCTCGGCGCGACGCAGCTCAAGCTTGTGCTCGTTTGCTTGGCGATGCATCTGCCGGTGCAGCTCGGAATCCTCATTGGCGAACTCGCGCACTCGCGCTTCCATTGATCGGTACTCCTCGGCATCGATCAGGCATGCGGGCCGCTGAATTTCATGGGAGCCGAAATGAATCGAAGCCGATTCGGAATCGGTGAAGTGCTCATTGCAGTGGAAGCAGGTCCAGCCTTTGCACTTCGGCGCGCTCGGCTCTGCGCTGGCGGATAGGGCGGCATCGATGGCCGCCATCAACGGGCTATCAGGATAGATCGCGTCGGCCCCCTTGATTCGACGCAGCAGCGCATCCCGCTCGGCAATCTCGGCGCACGCCGCATCCATGGCCAGTTTGTGCTGTGCGGCTTGGGCATCCCGCTCGGCCAGCTGGGCGCGCAAACTCTCGGTTTCGTGCCAGTATTCGTTGTTCTTACGGCGCATGGATTCAATCTTTGAGTGCAGCCGCTCAACCTCGCCAGGATCGGCGTGGGTATAGAGCGGTTGGGCTTCTGAATGCGGCTTGGTAGAGTACGTGAGGCCCCCATACAGCCACGCCACCGGCTCGCCCTGGTGCTTTTTGTTGTCGTTCATTCGTCTTCATCCTCAGCTAATAGGGCTTCAATTTCGCCCTGCAATTGCATTAACCGCAGCGCTTTTGCGGTGGGAACAATATGGTGCCGTGGCAAACTGAAGAAGTCGTCCGGCAACCGGTGGGCGTGCTCCAGCAGTGCGGTTAACATTTCCCGCCAGTCGTCAAAGTCGTGCTGCTTACACAGCTTGTTGATGGCGTCGCGGGTGGCCTTGAGCGTCGGCAACGTGTAGTTCTTGACACCAAGCGCTTTGTCCTTGGCGTACTTTTCGGCCTTCTTTGTTTGGTTGGATTTAGCGGCCATTACAGTTGCACCACAAACAGTAAAATGCTGATGATCACAGCAATGGAAATTGATAGCGGTTCTCTTATGATAAGTTCTGCAATAACCCTTACCAAGGCAACCAATCCAAAACCTAACAAAAGCGCTACAAGCAATTTAGTGGTCATTGTAAATAGCCCTTTCGATGCGCTTAACCATTGACTTGATCAGGAATGTGGGCACCCGCATCCCTATGTACATGCGCGAGTTAAATGCAAGGCCATACTCCATACCAGTCCCAGCGTCTGCGATCAACCAGACTATTCCCGGTTTGTTGCCAGGCTCACACCACCATTCAATCTTCAAGTTTATATACCTTCTTGAAAGTGAGAGTGGACCCGTCAGCAAAGTAGAAAATCACCTTGTCTTCACCGAACGGTGCGTCACGGTACTCCATCTTCGCAATGGCGCATGCATATGGGTCTGGCATGCTGCGCACTTTATCTGCGATAGTTGGGTTGTTCATCACTCATCCCTCCAATATGATTTGCCGTCGTCGCAGTCCCAGGCCACTTGCCCAGGTACCCAAGTCATGATCGGCACATTGTTTACGATGCTGGTGATGTAGTAGCCTGACTTTGTGCGTTCGGTACGCTCGCAAACGTGGCTCGCGGTGAACTCTGCCCAAGCCTTTGCATCTTCATTGGCCAGCCAGATCGCAAACCACAGCACGCCCACAACGGCAGCCGTGACGAACACGCCGAAACCGATTATGAATTTGTCGTCGCTGGTCATTTCGGTAAACCTCCTTGGTTGGTACTGCCAAAGCCCCAGTTAAGGGGCGTGTGGGTGGCGGGGCTGGATCAGGCCGCGTTGATAATCATGCGGTCGGTTCCGTCGGTGTTGAAGCCCTTCAGAATTTCGATAGTGAACAAGTCGGCGATGTCTTCGGGCAGTGCGCCGGTTTCGTAGGCTTCAGCAAGGAAAGGCTCGATCATGCGGATATCCGAACCGGTGTTGTTCACGTAGCGGACGTTCTGGATCATCGTCTTGCCCTCCGGGGCGTTGTTTGTCTCTATGGGCAAATCATAATTTATGATTTAGAAGTCGTCAACAAGAAAAAGGGCGCCTAGGCGCCCAAGAATTCCTTCCAGCTTTGAACTGTATCCGGCGGGATATCGCCCCGGTAGCGAGCCGCTGCCCGTACTCCCAGCGCCAGCGCCTGCGCGATGATCGTCAGATTGCCACGGGCCATGCCTTCCTTCAGCACTGCTTCGCGCAGCTGGGCGCGCTGGCCGAAGTAGCGACTGACCAGGCCGTCTGTCACCTCGCCTTTCAGTTCCTCGACCACCATCAAGCGGTTGATCTTCGAATAGCCTTTCACCTCGGCAACACGAATGGCCGCTTGCAGGATTTGTTCAGTTCGTTCGGCTGGCGCCATTCGCTTGGTTGCCATGATCGGTCCCCATAAATTATTGATTCGCGCCAGTATCACTTACAACTGCTCGCAGGGCAATAGCTGCCGACTTGTCGTCGTGCGTACTATGCGACCACTTGTTCTTTGTGGACCACCAAAACAGCCAGGTGTCTTTCGCTACCCTGCGATACCAGATCGTGCCACCATTCAGCCCGTCCGCATAATGCGTGGCATCGGCTGGTTTGTAGGTCCTCATTCCGCGCGCACCTTGCTGATAGCGTCCAGGGCGTTGCGCACAGCTTCGATAGCTTCGTGCTGTTCGACGTCTTTGTAGAGGTCCATCAGCTGCGCCGCCGCCATTTCCAGGCGCTCGAACAGCGCTACCGGGATCGCCTTGGGCTTAGGTGCAACATGACGCGGGCGGACCTTGCCGCCGTTCTCGGCGGCAGCCTTAGCTAGTACCTGGCCAGCCTTTTCACCATGCTGGCGCACAGTCTTCAGCGCGGTGGTAGGCTTCACGACGTTCTCTCGCACCAGCTGTTGAACGTCGGTGTTCGCACAGGCCAGTTCGATCATGTCCTTGACATGCGGAACGCCCTTGCCGACCCCAGTGGCGATCTGGTCCAGGGTCCAACCGAACTTCTTCAGCCGAAGGTAGCCACGCCCCAGTTCAATCGGGCGCAGTTCCCGGCGCTGGTTGCTGGTCATGATGCGTAGGGTACGGTCAGCGTCGTTACCTTCGAACTGCTTGACCTCAACCCAGAATTCCAGCTTGCCGGTTTTCTTGTCCAGCACGCGGGGCAGCTTGCCCTGTGCGTCCAGCAGCCGCCAGGCTCTGGTGCGGCGTTCACCTTCCACGATCCACACGCCACCTTCATCGCGTGGTCGCACTTCCAAGGCTGGAACTGTCAGACCTTGCAGCATCAACCCCGCCAGATGCTTGATGGATTCTTCAAAGGTCATCCCGTTTTCGTCGAGTTCCAGCGGATCGCGCAGGTTAAAGCCCGGCTCGATATGCAGGTCTTCCAGTCGAATCTTGTTGGCATCAGCGCGACGGATAGTGCCGTCTTCACTCATTTGCCGAAAGCTTTTAGCTGCCATTATTTATGCTCCAAAGGTTTCAAGTCTTTCATGTGCTCGGAAGTGTTGTGCGATGGTTCCCACGTGGTAAGGCACCAGAACAACCACTTGCCTGTCAGTTCGCAACGCTTGTAGTGCAGGCGTCCGAACTGGTCTTCCAAGTAGTGAGTGGCACTTTCAGGCCCGTTGTACTTTGCCATGTTCAATATCCTCATCGTTCCACCCAGCAAGCCACCAGGCCCAAAGCTGGGTTGCCCATGCATGCGGGCAGTTGTTTTTGTGAATCCGGTTTTGATGCGCCATACGGCCCGCAAGATATGCCGCTTGGCAGTCTATTGCGCGGACCGCAGGCTTCATGGGCGGAAGCTCCCCGGACCCGTGGCAAACCCCACATCGCAGCCAGCCGCCAGCGCCAGTTCGGTGCAGTGCAGCTGGGCAAGCTCATGCTCGGTACCGGTGAACACCCAGCCGGGTTTCTTGATTTCCCGTCCGACGAACTGCCCGATGAAGGTACCCACCATCTGCTGAGTGATGAGACGTTTTCGCCACCCAACCAAGTCCCACGACTTGGTGCGCTTGTTCTGCTTGGCCGACTCATTGAACAGGCCGTAGCGCACCCACTGCCCCGTCTGGTCTTGGTACGCGCCGACGTTGTTGCGGGTCAGCATGATGCCCAAGCGTGGCGCCTCCAGCCGTACTTGCGATTGGGCGTAGCTCTCACTTTTTCCCACGGCTTCATCGGTAACCACGCCGCTGCCGTGCAGGCCCATGCGTCGCTCAAGTTCAAGCAGAGCATGGAGCGGCACCCCGTATTCAAAGGCCCATTCGCGCAAGGTGCTCATACGCCACCCCGGTTTGGGAATAGCAGCAGGTCAAGCTGCGCAGCGATTGCGCGCACGTTTGCGAGGTGTTCGCCGGCCTGTTCATGCAGGTATTTCGGGGCGTTACCATGTCGCCCCGCGAGCGCAGCAATCTCCACCTTACACTGCGTGTAAAGCAGCATTTCTTCCATCAGTTGGTCGATGCTCATTTGAACTCCAGGGCCTTGAGAGCGGCCAGCTCTGCGGAATACATCGCAACGTACCGGGCGCGCATTTCCTCGGCTTGCGCAATGGCTTCATCTTTCGTGTGCGTCCAGTCGCCGCCCCAAAGGCGTTCATGGGCGTACTGTGATTCGGGATCAACGCACGGGATGATAATGTTTGCGGCAATCGCTTCGATTGTTTCGGCCTCGAACACGCCGAGCGTCTGCCAATACTTCGTCACCCAAATTTTCATTTGAAACGTTCCTCAGCGTCGGAGTTCGCCCATGCTTCATCAACACTGCGCCAGCTGCTGGTTTTGACGATCAACGCTTTGGCAGCTTCCAAAGGTACGCCCAGATTTTTGCAGCGCAAAGGGTCGATAGAACCTGCGAATTTGAAGCCCTCATAGAAGGCGTCTTTCACCATCTGATCCACACCCAACTGGCGGCACAACCACGCCCGGATCATTTCCAGATACCTCGCTCGATGCACTCAGCAATGGCCTTGTCAACGCATTCGTCATACCGCTCTGCGTTGAAGTCATAGCGCTCGGCAAAACGGATAGCGCTCCACACTTCCCACAGCTGGTTGTCGAACAGACAATCGCGGGCGAACCGATAGCGGTCGGCGTTGTTAAACTGCGGGGTAGCATCTAGCCACGAAGTGAACACACTGCGCCACCATGGGGCTTTTCGCTCGATTACCTGCCCGAACAGATAACCTGTACCAATCCACATCGCTTGGCATTGCAGATCATCCGGCTTGGCTTGCCAGCAGCCAGAAGACTTGCAGTAAATGGGTGCGTGGCTGTAGGCCCACGCCACGCCGTTTTTATTGACGACGGCCCATTTGAAGACGCCGGGCAGGTCTTTGAAATCACGTTGCGACAGGGTTTTCATTCTGCGGTGCTCCATGTGTTTTAGTACTGAGGCAAGTCTATATCGTAATTTATGATTTCGGCAACCTTTTCTTTCACACGTTCCGCCAAGGTGTCTGCGTCGGCCTTCCTGAGCGCAAAAGCCGAAAGCATATCGATGTTGAAGGTGTGGTAGAAACGCCGTATCACCTTGTCGTCAGGTTCCCCGTGATGCGTCCCAGCCCACCAGGCCACGTAATGCCGCAAGCGCTTTTGAGCCGATTGAGCCTCCCGATGTATCTTGCGTTGGTTTGCCGCAGCGGTAGGGCCAGCACCTTGCGGGATGGCTACCCAGCTGCTATCGATCTTGGCCACCTCCCCGCGCATCTTCCTCAACACTTCTGGGTCCAGTTCGAAGATGTCACCGCCCACCAGGTTCGGCAGGCTTCGTGCGCTTTCGTCTGGTAACGGTTTCGGCGCGCCGCAGTGTGGGCAGCGGCTCTCGATGATTTCGTACGGGTTCTCGCATTGGTCGCACTGAATCATTGGGATGGCATCTTTCAGGTTGCTACCGCGCTTAGGGCGACGGTCCAAGGTCCAGATACGTGGCTTGTCAGGAAGCCCGTGACGAAGCACGTTGCCCACATGGTCAAAGATGAACGCGATAGGCTTGGGCGATTCGGCAATCATCTGCTTGCGCTGGAACGGTGGATAGGTGTCCCAGGCTGCCCGCAGTACGCGGGAAATCATCAGGCGCAGCGCTCGCCCGAACTGCTGCATGTACAGCGCCAAGGACGCAGTAGGGCGCGCCATGCTGACGCACTCGATATCCGGCAGGTCGAACCCTTCGCCGAACAGATCGACGTTTACCAACTGCAACAGCTTGCGTTGGGCAAAGTCGGAAAGCAGTCGAATGCGTTCACCTTCAGGGGTCTTGGAACTGATGACCGCAGCGGGCACGCCAGCAGCATTGAAGCCAGCAGCGATCCTGGTAGCTTCACTGATATCCACTGCGAAGGTGACGCCAAGCTTGTCGGCTGCATGCTTTAGGTAGGTGCTCACAACATCGCCAACGATTGCCGTCGATTTGGCCATGGCCTTAGCAAGCTGCTGCTGGTTGTAGTCGCCAGTTGTGGCGCTGATAGACACGCCGCTCAGGTCCAGATCGGTAGGTGTCGGGCACCATACCTTGTAGTCCGTGAGATAGCCGTTGTCGATTAGCCAGCGCTGCTCAGGTCCTTCTATCAGAATGTCGGCAATGCCGTCAGCATGCGCGCCCAGACCCGCACCTTCTGCCCTGATCGGTGTTGCGGTCGGTAGGAACGTTCGAAGGTTGGGGTTCTGGAACATGTGCCATGCCTTACCCCACTTGTTCATCCTCAGGAAGTGGTGGGATTCGTCGCCTATAAACAGCGTGGTGTCCCGAAAGAACGTCTCGCGCGGGTCCATCAGCACCAGGGTATCAACGCTGGCCACCCTGAACTGCGCGTGTGGATCGATGAAGTTGCGCCCGAACTCGCGCACGTGGTTGTTCCGCGCCTGCCGCACGGTGGCGTCCTGGCCTATGATGGAATGACGGATACCTTCGCGGGCAAGCTGCTGGCTCAGCTGGGTAACCAGCACGGACCGGTGCGCCGTGACCAACCCATATCCGTCATGTTCCTCGCACATGCGCCCTACCACCACCGTCTTGCCACCACCGGTAGGGCACCGCCACATGACGACTTTCTTGCCGTCGTCCCACGCTGCGTAGGTATCGTTCAGGCCTTGTTGTTGAAAGCCTGCTAGTACCGTCATGCGCTAGCTTCCAGGGCGATTTGGGTGATTCGATCCATGCCCTGCGCTGCGGATTGGAGACGATCCAAGGCTTGGCGCAGCAGATAGACCTTTGCTTGTTCATCGCGCAGCTGCTGTTGAAGCATGGCGACTGTGCTGGTAGCAGTGAGTTTTCCGCCAGTATCGATGCTGATGACTGGGTGTGGACCCATCACCCAAACTCGCACATACGCCCCTTTATTGATTGCGCTGCGTTCCTCGGGGGTCGGGTCCCACCGGGAAATCTGCCAACCGTCTTCCGTGCGAATGATTGGTAGGCCTACCACTTCAGCTTCCATCCCTTTCGGGGCACCCATCACAGCGTTTGCGCCTTCAATGCTTCCAGGGTTCATGAATTTCTATCTCCAAGGGGTTGCGTGTTTCGTAAATTATGATTTAGTCTTGCAACCGTTGCAACCACAAACCGTCAAGGAACCTATCACATGCAAGTCATCATCGACCTTTCCCAAAGCCCCAAACAGCTGGAAGACGATCTGAACCGGGTCGTTCGTCTGGCCTTGGGGAACACCTATTTTATCGACAGCGACGATCCGCAAGTAATCGCGCAACAAGGGAATGGCCTGCCAGCCAACGTGGGCGCCGAGGTCCAGCCAAATTTCAGCCCAAACGAACTGGCGAACCCGTTGGTGAACCTCCCCGGCGGCGCCGCGCCCAATGCCCTGCCGGGTGCCAATGCTGGGTCTACACCGGCAGGTGCCGCGCTGGACAGCGCCGGTAATCCGTGGGATGCCCGTATTCACAGTGGCGGCAAGTCCACCTTGCAGGACGGTACTTGGAAGCTGAAAAAGGGCGTAGACAAAGCGTTGGTGGACCAGATCACCGCGCAGAACAAGGCCCTGATCGCCTCCCCGCTGCCGGGCAACCAGCCACCTGTTACTGCTGCGCAGCCGTTGAACAATCTTCCACCCCTGAATGCGACCGGCCTGCCAGACCTGCCGCCACTGAACCCAGAACCAGTTCAACAGCTGCCAGCGGCTGACGTTGAGGTGACCGACTATCCATCGTTCGCCCAGTGGATCGCCCAACAGTCGGCCAAGCCTGGTCTGGCCGATGCGGTGAAAGCCAACCTGGACCACGGCCTGAAGCACTACGGCTTCGTCGATGCCCAAGGCAACCCGCATCTTCCAGCCGTAGCGCATCGCCCTGACGCCATCGACGGTTTCTACCGCTGGCTGAAATTCCAACTGCTCGGGCAGAACTGATGAATTACGCCATCCGACCTAGCTCGGCCTGGATTTGGGGCGCTGACAGCGGATGCCGTGGTTATCCGTTGATGGTTCAGCAGCGCCCAGAGATTTCCGGGACGGTAGACGACACCATCCGCAAGGAAGGTACTGCTGCCCACTGGGTTAGTCACGCCATCGGGCAAGGATATTCGGTTCCTGAAGGTTATATGACCCCTGAAGGCGTCGAAGTCGATGAAGAAATGTTGGATGGCGTGGCGCTGTATCTTGGGGTTCTGCGGTCGTGGGGCGGTACGGTGTACCAGGAAACCCCACTTCCTGCTGGCTGGATTCATTCGCTTTGTGGTGGCACCCCGGATGCGTGGGGGTGGTTTCCAGATCAGGGCTTAGTAAGGGTTACGGACTTCAAATACGGCTATCGGTTCGTGGATGAGTTCGAGTGCTTGCAGGGCGCAATCTACATTTCTGCGGTCTGCGAATACCTGGCCTCCAAAGGCTTGATGCAGTTGGACGGGCACACCGAACAGTTTTTGCGGTTCGAATTCACCATCGTTCAGCCTCGGTGCTACGGGGTCAAACCTGTGCGCACATGGACCGGTACCCTTGCTAGTCTGCGCGGCATCTGGAACAAGCTCAGGGCTGCTGCGGATGAGGTCGCAAGCCCAAATCCACCGCTTCGCACCGGCCCTCACTGCTGGGAGTGTTCCGCGAGGCTGAGTTGTCCGGCATTCACCAAAGCCTCAATGGCCTCAATCGAGTTCTCGGCCCAAGCTGTACCGCATGACCTGACCATTGAACAGATGAGCAACATGCTAAGGATGCTGCGCAAGGCTAAGGGCGATATTGATTCGCTGTGCGATGGTGTCGAGGCGCAGTTGATGCACGCGATAGACACGGGGCGAACGGTGCCCCATTGGGAGTTGTCCAGCCCAGGTGGACGGCGGCATTACAAGGAAGGCGTTGAAGATCAGGTGATTGCGCTTGGCGATTTGTACGGGGTCAACCTGCGCAAGCCTCCGCGCGCTGTCAGCATCAGCCAAGCTGAGAGCCTGATTGACCCGCAAGTGTTGGAACGGTTCTATGAAAAGCGCGCTTATAAGCGCAAGCTTGTTCCCTTCGATTCGAAGAAACTTCGTAAATTAGGAATGGAGTAAACAGAATGGCTAACTTTACCAGCCCTATCGGGCGTATCGTCCAGGGTAACCCGTTGACTGAAAACATTCAGTACGACGACAAAAACCAACCCAAGATCAACAAGCAAGGGCAGGTCGTAAAGTCCTGGTATCTCAACGTTGCGTTCGACAAGGCGAACCCTGAAACCATCGCCATGATCGAGGCGATTTACCGCCAGGCCGCGACCGACTACCCCAACCTGTTCCCCTATGGCTACCAGCCCCAGGCGAACCCAGGCAACCCGGCTGCTGGCCAACCGCCGATCCATGCAGGTGGCTGCATCCGTCAAGACTTCGCCTACAAGATCAAGGACGGCGACGGCTTCGACGCCAACGGCAAGCCGCACAGCGCCAAGGAAGGTTGGAAGGGTTGCTACATCTTGCAAGTCAGCACCTACGCTGGGCAAATCCGAGTGGTCAACGGCCTCAACGGCAATAGCCCTATCACTGAAGTTGGTAGCGGTCCCAACCACATCAAGACCGGCGACTTCGTGCGAGTCGGCCTGGACGTCAAATCGAATGGCTGGCAGAACGACCCGCAGTCCAAGCCAGGTCTGTACGTAAACCCAACCGTTGTTCAGCTGGTTGGTTATGGTGACCTCATCCAAGGCGGCCCAGACCCTGATCAGGTGTTTGCCCAGCAGACTGCGTACATTCCTGCTGGAATGAGCACAACGCCCACCGCAGCCACAATGCCGACGCCGATGCAAGCACCTGGTCAGTTGGGCTCCCTGCCTCCACAGCCTCAGCCGTTGCCGCAAATGCAGACGCCTCAGCCTCCACCGCAAGCGTTGCCGCAAATGCAGACGCCTCAGCCTCAGCCTCAGCCTCAGCCGTTGCCGCAAATGCAGACGCCTCCACCCCAAGCGTTGCCGGTGCTACCGAACACCCAATTGGTGCAGAACGTCATCGCTCAACAGCCGCAGTATGTCGTCACGCCGGCGGCTCAGGCTGGCGGCTACACCTTAGAATCGCTGCGCGCCATGGGGCATAGCGATGAGGTTCTGTTGCAGAACGGCTTCATTCAACTGGTGGGCTGATCATGACCGTCAAATCTCTAGAACAGCGCATTATCGAGCGCGCACAAAACGAACTGCGCGAGCGCATCAGCTACATGGTGGCAGGTTTGCGGAATCAGCTTGAGGGAGACGAAGGGCGGATCGCCGTGAAACTCGAAGCATCTGACGGCCTATTTCCCATTGACGACCTGCTTGATGTGGTAGAGCGCGAATTGGTCCGTGCGACCCAGATACGCCACTGCGACAAGGCCTTGGACAGCGCCCTGGCATCGCTGGAGTCTGATCTGGCGTATCGTAACCAGTATGGGCAACCGCAGCAGCGCGGCGTACCCCAAGCCCCAGCAGCTGAACCGTGGAAGCAGTAAACGTTATGTTGTAACACTTTGGGCGTCTACGGGCGCCCTTTCTTTTGAGGTGCCGCATGGTCGATCTAGCGTTTGAAATGCACCGCTTGCAGCAGGTCATGCAGCAGCTGAATAGCACCCGCCCCGTGGCAAACACCCCGTTCGATATCTCGGGGTGGGCGGAATGTGACACGGAATGTTATCGGGACTACTGGTTGATTAAGTTCTACATGCCCGATGGCACGTACCGCGAGTGGGCTTCCTACCCTGGTAAGCCGCTCGATACGGAAGGCCTGCGGGCGTTCCTGAACTCTCTGCCGGGCATCATCACCTTCAATGGCATGGGCTATGACTGCCCCATGATCTGCGCCGCCCTGCGCGGCTATGACAACCAGACGCTAAAGAATTTCAATGATGCGATCATCCCAGGTAACGGCAAGCAGGGCGTCAAGTATTGGGACTTCTACCGCAATTACGGGATTCCCGAACCCACCTGGAACCATATCGATATCATGGAAGTCGCTCCAGGCGTGAAGCTGAGCCTGAAGGCCTACGGCGGTCGAGCGCACGCACCGCAGCTGCAAGACCTCCCAATCGAGCCGCACATGAGCATCAGCCCGCTCGACCGGCTCAACCTCAGCAGCTACTGCGGGAACGACCTGCGCACCACCAGGCTGCTCAAAGAAAAGATCATGCCGCGCCTGAAGCTTCGCCACGACCTCGGGGAGAAATACGGCATCCAGGTAATGTCGAAGTCTGACGCGCAGATTGCCGAGGCGGTCTACAAGAAAAAACTCAGTCAGCCACCGCAGCGCATCCACATGCCGCACGGCCACCGTTTCCGGTACGTGGCTCCCGAGTGGATCACCTTCGTATCACCAGAACTGAACGAAGTCTTGCGCATGGTGCAGTCGCTCGATTTCGTGGTGAATGACGCGAGTCAGTTACAGCTTGATGAAGACGAAAAGGCCTATGACTCGGACGGTCGCGAAATCAAATCGGGCGTGCGGATGCCTGCCGAGATTCGGGGTAGAGATATCACCATCGGCAAGGGTGTTTACCGGCTCGGTATAGGCGGTCTGCACAGCAAGGAAAAATCGGTTAGCTATCGCGCTGTCAAAGGGCGATTCATGCTCAGCGATCACGACGTAAACAGCTATTACCCAACATTAATGCTGTTGATGAACATGTACCCGCCAGGCACTGGTCCAGAGTTCATCGAGTTGCTACGCGGCCTGTACAACGAGCGCTTGCACGCCAAGCACATGGCCGAGGCATACGAAAAGGCTGGTGATGACGCCCAGGCTGCGCAATGGAAGACTGTAAGCGACGGGCTGAAGATCGTACTCAACGGCACCTACGGCAAGCTTGGTAGCCGATGGTCGTTCCTGTTTGCCCCTGAACTGATGATTCGCACCACCATGAGCGGCCAGCTTGCATTGCTCATGCTAATCGAAATGCTGGAACTCAGCGGCATTCGGGTTATCTCGGCAAACACAGACGGCATCGTGGTAATCACGCCGCACGCGATGGAGTGGGTACGTGACGCAGTTATCGACTGGTGGGAAAAGTCCACCGGCCTTGAAACCGAATCGACTGAGTACACATCGATCCACAGCCGGGATGTGAACAATTACGTGGCGTTCAAGCCGGACGGAAAGCACAAGGCAAAGGGCGTGTTCGGGGAATCCGGTGTGTCACCAAAGGCCAGTCCGACCGGTAAGCACCCAGGCAAGGATATCTGCAACGAATCCGTTATCGCCTATCTGCGCGACGGCACACCTATCGAAAAGACCATTCGCGAATGCCGCGATATCCGCAAGTTCCTGGTCATTCGGGCCGTGGCTGGTGGTGCCATCCAGCAGTGCGAGCGCTTCATGGAGCTAGCATCAGGTGCCAGCTTCTGCGAACCATGCGATAAATACCTCGGCAAGGTCGTTCGCTGGTACTACGGCGCTGGGGTTACCGATTGCCTGCGGTACAAGTCGAATGGGAACAAGGTTGGCTCCAGTGACGGTGCGGTGCCGCTCATGGAACTCGATGGATCGTTCCCGGAAAACGTAAATTATGAATTTTACATTTCCGAGGCGAAAAAGATGTTGCGCAACCTCGGATCATAAATTATGATTTGCCCATACAGACGAACAACGCCCTGGAGGGCAAGACGATGACCGACAAACTCTACCCATGCAGCCGCTGCGCAGGGCAAGGCCGCATCAGCGCTTTCGGTCATGTACTGGCCGGCGTGTGCTTCCAGTGCAAAGGCAGCGGCAAGCAAAAGAGCAAGCCAGCACCCAAGGCAATCAAGTGGGCAGTGTTCGGGCACGACCGCAACACCGAAAAGCCTGGTCGCCTGTACAACGTAAAGGCGCCTACCGAGGCAAAGGCAATCGCCAAGGCGCAAGATTTGTTCGGCAACGCCAGTACGGCGTTCAAGGACACTTGGACCATGAGCAAGGCATTCGCCCTGACCTGGGAAGAAATCGCAGCGGCAGAGCCAGCGGAATAAAAACCAAGCCCCTTAGCTGGGGCTTTGGCAGTACCGAAGCCAGCCACCCGGCATTTCCGGGCCACCAACCGCGATAACCCTGAACTGCTTTTCGTATGTCAAAAGGAAGGTCTGGAAAATGCTGATCCTAACCCGCAGGCGCAACGAATGTATTCTGCTCCAGTTTCCTACCGGTTCTGAAACCTTGGAGGTCATGAGCCGCAACAAGGTTCGTATCGGCAAGGATATCTTCCACATCGAACCGGGCAACCACATCGAGCGGGGCGGTCTGGATATCCTGTGCAAGTCCTGGCGCGGCGGTCAGATGAAGTTGGGCTTCACCGGGCCGGAAGAAATCAAGATCATTCGCACGGAGCTATTGTGATGCAAAGAAATATCATGATGTGCAACCAGTGCAATGCCGACCTGAACAACACTGATATCGTCATCTTTAATGGTGCGACATGGTGCACCGACTGCGGCCCAAGTAGTATTGGATTAGTCGTGCCACCTGCCCGTGTGGACACAGTGAGGACTGGCCCGTACGCGCGACTGAATGTCCCACCACCTCCACCGACAATGCGAAATCCATCAGTGACTACAGCTTCAGCTGTTGGCCCGCTCATTGCTTGGTCTTTCGTCATGCTTGTGGTGGGGTTCTGGATTGGCTTCGAAGTGTTCAGCGGTTGAACGTCTTCCGTAGCGAATCCCAGGCCTGTTCGCAGGTCAGCCCCCTGAGTCGCGCAGTCTCATAGGCTGCGCTGACCTCTCCCAATCGCTTCGAATCGCGCTGGTACAAGTCGGATAGCACCATGCTGGCCTGTCGAGTTGCTTGGCAGCTTCCGGAAGTGGTGGTATCAGCGCGCTCTGCGTTGTCGCGCATGGTGGCAAGTCTTTCATGCAGCCGCCCAAGCTCAGCGTTAGCACCGTCAAGATCAGCCCGAGCCTGTGCAAGCTGTGCCGCGCTCTGTTCCTGAATCGCTTCGAATTGAGTGGATATCGCATGTTCCTTCGCTCGCTCAGTAGTCTGATGGTTGAAAGCCTCGGTGGCTCGCTGCGCCTCCCAGCGCTGATCGCTTGTTGCCTGCCCGTGACTATAGCCCCAGACCCATGCACCGATCAGCGAGAGCACCACGGCCAGCGCGCCCCATCCGTAGTTAAAGGGACTGTTCATTGGCGAATGCCCACGACTTCGGCCAGTCTTCAGGATGCGGCTTGCCAGGCCTCCAAGTACGCAGGTAGAAATCCCACGCATCGGCTTGTGTCACCGGTAGGCTGTGCGGATCGGTGTACATCAGCAGGCGTGCGAACGCTGCGGCCAGAACGTCGTCCTGACTGAGCGCCATCCACACATCGTCACGCTGCCATGGGACGCCGCGCACGTTGCATACCTGCATCGCCTTGGAAGTGACCAGACCACCGAAGTTCATCAGGCCTTTGACCGCCCCGCCCTTTTCAAACTGCCAATAGCCGCAGGCTGGACCACGCTCTACCAGTCGCCCGTCCACCTCGATCACCTGGCGACGGTTTCGATATTTGGTTTCCTGGTAGCCTATGGCTGCATGCAGTACGCGTGCTGGTTGCGTGTCCCATTTGCTGGGGAGCAGCGCGAACGCTTCGTTGATCGCACCACGGGGGAAGGTCATCGTTGGAGTCTCCACGGCAGCAGCTTGGCAACGTTCCCTTTACTGCGCAGCACCAAGCCGAACAGGATGATGAACAGTCCAAGCAAAAGGAATTCATGAATTCGTGCCCCTGGCACTGTACAGCGGCAGGATGGTAGCCACAGGGCGTAGGCGGTCCAAACTGCAAGGCCTAAGGAAAACGCTGCGATGAGGGTGGCGACAATGGAAACAACGAACCGGTATCTCGCTGAAGGGTCGTAGTACCGGATGATGACTGCGAACGTCGCCAGATTGATAGCACCGCGCGTGGCGATCAGTACGGTTTCAAGGTCCATTATGCGCCGCCTCGACTTTTCAGCATGGGTATGCGGTCCAAAATAGACTCAGCCCATGGTGGCAACGGGCCGCGTTCATGCACCACATAGACGAACGCGGTGATTATCAAGGCCCCCACGGCAGAAGTCAGGCCCGACACAAGCATAGCTTTTTCACTATAAGGCGGACCTCCACCGTAGGCGAACACGCCCGCCGCGTACCCCAACCCCCACGAAAACACGCCCAGCGCCCAGCGCTTCCAGCCGCGTGCGGCCATAGGGATCGTGGCAAAGAAAACGCACCCGAAGGAAGCCCCGACAGCCGCCCATGGGTGCGTGTGGATCAGGATGGTTGACAGCATCCCAAGCAAAAATGTTCCTGATCTTTCCATCATGCGCCTCACCTCCCCAGGTTTGGCGCAGTTTAGCATAATGTTAAGCAGCAATTGTCCCGTAGTTTTTCCAAACCGCTACGCCCGCCGGACCCGCTGTTGTGCAGATTTTCCCAGCAGCCGCGCCTGGTGCTGGGTTACGGAATCGAATACGGTCACCCTGCTTGTGAGTGCCCCCAGTTGGGTCGCCTGAAGCGGCGTTTACCATTGTTTCGCGCAGCCCGAAACCTGTCGGTTGCGACCAAACATTACCAGTAGGTGATGTGGTAAACGCGGTATCAGCGGTGTTTCCTATGTCCCACAGCTCCATCGACCATTCCCCGGCGGAAGCATCCCCGGCGTATGCGGAGGTCTGCGCCGAACTAAACGTGTGGTTTGCCAGAAGCTTTATGTCGTTGCATCCGGCGACCACGTAGACCGCATGCTGCTGCGTCTCCGCAATCCCCGGTTGCCCGAACCGACAGTCGTCTACAACACCGTGAATAGTGTTCGCAAAACGAATGCCGGAAAGCCCCGGAAGGGCGACGTTAGAAGTGTTGTTTCCATAAATCTGACAACGGCGGAAAGTCAGACCCCTGTTTTTGTCTGCGTCACTATCGCTCAACACCCCAGTCCCCGAGGCCTGGGTGATCCGTACCGAGTCAAGTAAGCCTCCGGTGATATTTCTCTGGAAGAAGACGTTTGTGCTGAACTTCGTGATGCTGCCGCCAAACACCTTTACGCCCGAACAGTTGTCGACGAACAACCCGTAACGGGTGCCGGTTAGCTCGGTGGAAAGCTGAGGATTGTTGACGGTAACGTCCATGGCCAGGCGACTCACTGCCGGAACGCTATTCAGGAAACCCTGCCCGGAAACCGACAAGGCTCCGGAGGTGCTAGTCAGTTTAAGACATGCCGGGTTGTTGATGACGATAGAGTTACCGATAAGCGGCTTTATTTCGGCTGGCGCGTAGTCGCTGCCGTAATCACCTGCCTGGACGGTGGTGATCTTCGCTATCTGGTCGGCGCCTACGTTGGACGCAGTGACGCTATACGCGCCCGACAGGTACAGCAACGCAACAAGGTTACCCGAGCCGTTGAACGTATCGCCGCGCAGGTTGCTGATACGGATATTGCGCGGGTGGGTTGTTGGATTGGACACGCTGGCCAGGTACGTTATGTCTGATGCATAGTCCAATGCAGCTGAATCGGATGCTGTCGCCCAGTGGATAATTAAGCCCATGGCCCATGGCCCGGTGCCGAAGTGGATGTTAGCTACCTTGACGTTGTAAACATCGCCAATCAGGTTGAACGGCGCATGACCGAACGCACCACACTCGAACTTTAGGTTGGAATAAGAGCAGTCATGAACGTCCAGGGCGAAAATGATTCGCTGGCCTGCCAGCCCAAGGTCGCCCACAGCTGTGCCGGCCTGTACCAGAGTCCCGTTGTTCACCCCTGCCCGGCCTTTCATCTGCATCAAACATTTGTTTCCAATGTGCGCGCAGGTCAGCTTCGAGTTGTTCAGAAACAGCGACACATCGAAGAAGGAAACTGGACCGGTAATGCGAAGCAATGACCCTTTATCCGCAACAAGTGTAGCCCCAGTACCCTGGTAAACAGAGGCGGCTGCCTGAATCAACGCGGTTTCGTCGCTATCGTCGCCACGCACGCCGAACCAGCTCAAGCGAGGTTCAGGCTTTTCTGGACGAATCCAACGACCAACAGGAACTCCGGTAACCGCAAACACGGTGCCGCCATTGTCGGCAGATGTTGATGCTGCGTCCCAGTAGACTTTGCCGCCGCCAACACCCGGTGTATCGGAGTAATACCCGATTACCGTCGCGCAATCTCTATCGAAACGGCCCTCCATAGTTCGCAAAGCCGCTACAGTGTCTATACGTCTGACCCCCGCACCAAGCTCTTGCCGCAAAGACTGATCATTGCGGACCGTCAGCAGCGGTTCATCGGTAGCCCACGTGCCGCTCAAAGTAATGGGGAAAGTAGAAGGCAGCTTTACGCTGTACAACAGACCTGATCGCTCGATTAACTGCGTGGGGCGATCTACCTGAAGTGGCGTCCCGTCCACATAGACGAGAGCGGGTAATTCGAATGCGGTACCTTGCAGGAAGGAATCGAATGCGTTTTCCATACCCCGCCAGGTGCGACGCACTCGCCCAAATGGCGGCCTGTCCACCCAGGTTTCCGCGTCCGAGTTAGTTGCGTCATCGATATTCGACGCGTTGTTGTACAGAACCTTTGGATGGGTAGAGCCCAGCGGGTAGCCGCTTGTATCGTAAATATTCGTCATCGTCAGGCCCCTACAGGCGGAAAATTGTCGTCGTCATCATACACTCGCGCGTCATAGTTTACTGCTTTTACGTTGCAGCTGCGCGTACCCTTGGGCGTTACATCCTCGATGATCGCTGGCAGGCACCAGCTTTCCGACAGCCCAAACTGTATTACCGGGTCCATCCATTCGCCACTGAAATCAGGTTCGAAGTCGAGCGGGGTGGGAATGGTCATGCTGTAATCGTCGATACGTGTGGCCGTGTGAGGACCTGATACCGAACCGTCCTTGCGGCGCACGGCGACCTTGTAGACGCCAGCGCGTGACCAGTCGAGGGGCACCGACACCTGAAGCATCGACGACGCCCCATAATTGAAATAGTTTTCCAGATATGCAGACTGGCCTTGTCCTGGCGTAGAGGTGCCCAAAGCAACATAGTCTTTCATTTCGCTGTTCAGCGCCGCCAATTCCGTCTGAAATTCATAGCTCTCGATCTGGTAGAACTGCGAACGCCTGCGCCGCATGCCGATTCGCCAGGCCCGCGTGCGGTCATTCACCCCTTCGAGCTTGATCTTTTCCGCACGTAGACCTTGTTCATACGAGCCGCCCGGTAGTTGCATTCTGCATTTCACTGTTTCATTTTGTCGAGTTTGCTGATCGTAATACTCAACGTCAACGCCATCGAAATCATCCGGCTGGTCCGGCATCTTGATGTTGATAGAAAGTGGGTCAAGCATGACCTGCGGGTTATACATGGCTGAAAAGGTGCTGCCACGCACCCCTTCCCGCAAAGGTGTAATTTGGCCACGGGACACGGTCATTTCTGACATTCCGGCTTGCAGTATTTCTTTCAGGATACCTTTCACCGTGTCAGGTGCCGCGACGGTCTTGTCATAAGTCTCACCACGCGGCGTCCAATAAGTGGTTTCCAGGCGTTCCAGTTCACCAATATTCAGATCAACAGTGTCCGAATACCCAACACTTCGAACCACATGGCCGACTGCGGCGCTTATTTCTCGGGTAGGCTGCTCAGATAGCCACACGCCCCCTCTTAGAACTGGGAGGATGCGCATGCACGACAGGTTCACCAAGGCCTCGGATTGCGACGAAATTTGATCGCCACCTTGCAGGTTGCACGACATTACAGTCATTCCCGCAAAGCTGGTCTTGGACGAACTCAGCAGGCGCCCACGCAGGCCGTACCACATTACATCATCATGCACTTCGTCTGGTCGTTCCTGAGTGGTGACGATCTTGCGAATGCGGCACTCTGGACGCATCTGGTATGGTAGGTCGATACGGAAAGTAAACCCTACCTGATCCTGACTGTCACCGGAAACGCTCTGCACAATAGTTGTGAACGACCCTCCCAATTCGGCGTCACGCCATTCAAAAACGTGGCGCCCCGGCACAGAATAGAATTGCCCTTCGCGCCCAAGGCCGAAAAGGCCCTGTGCATAGAAAACGTCATACTCGATCGCGTCAACCTTTTCGTTGGCAGGCGCAGCAGGGTATGGACCTCGATACCCTGCTTGTAAGTTGGAATTGTCCAAGCGCACTTGTGCCTGGTTGCTCGACAAAGTATCCCAACCTGGCCACGCGCCGTCTGCCGTACCGTCATTCAGGATGCGTTCAACTGTCATTGCTGATGGGCTTATAGTAACCACTCTGAAGCGCAACGCACTGTAGCCCATCGCCATTACTGCCGACCCTGTAGTCAAACCGTTCGCAGGCGCTCCACCAACGTAGTTCAACTGCATGGTTGTGGCTGTCACGCTGAACACCTCATAGGTGCCTGAGTTTTGCCCAGCGATAGTGATAGTGTCGCCAGGTGTGAAACCGTGCTGCGCGATAGGCCCATTGATTACGTCCCGACCACCTGTGCCGGTTCCGTTGTCCACCGTGTAAGAGTACGGGGCGACCACGTTCACCATCAGCCCAGCTTCCCAGTTAGTCGGGAAGCTTCCTGCACCTGATGGGATTGTGATGCTATCGCTAGAAAACTCCATCACTGATGCAGTTGCGGATAGAGTCAAGTTTGTGGTTGCTGTCACTTCAAGACCGGCGGCGCCGGTAGAACTTGCGCCAACCTCGGGCGCGGTGTACCAGCAGAAATGCGCAGGGTCTGCGCTGAGGTCAGCCCCAGGCTCATATATCGTGAACGAAGCCCCATCGCCTAAATTTAGCAAAGGGGTCTCACCCACCTTCACCGAAGACGGTTGAATCTGGTAGCGGCCCATGCCTACGCCCAACAGCATTTCCACCCGCTGTTCTCGGGGGCCTGCGAAGTAACGGCGCGGGACGTTCAGGTAATCCAGATATCTTTGCGGGTTGAACCCGAAACACTCGGGGATCACATCATTCAGCTTGACCTTGTTGCCTTTGGCGGATGCATCCGCAAGCGACTTCCCGGTACCCTGCGAAGCACCTGGTAAGCTGGGAAGTTTAGGCATCAGCGCGGACAGTACAGCTTTAGCGCCGAAAACCAAGGCGAAGGTAATCGAGAACGGATCGGTGCCCTTTGGCTCCCGGTAGATTTCGATGGAGTCGTTAGGATCGAAATAGGTGTTCCACCACAGCCCCGGCAGAACGTGTTCCCCGTTCATGTACAGGCTCATTGGCAGCGAGTCGAGCGGGGTAGCGTGACCAATGCCGTTATTGTGCAACCAGGTCAGCAGACTCTGCCTGGACTTTACCGCATAGGTTTCCTTATGCTTGTTGTTCAACCGGTTCGGATAAATCTCAATCATGGTCCCGGTTCCGATGGTAAGTAACGGTTACATGGTCACGCCGCCACATCCAAAGCGGCAGTACGCGGGGCGGGCGACCGTCGTTTATTTCCAAGATGCTCAATTCACCCGGCACCAGTTCCAGTACCAGCGCGATGTGCATGCAGACCTTGCCGATTATGACGGCTGCGATTGCCCCATGCTCTGGTGCGCATTCCTCAAGCTTGTCGGCCTCGGTGCGATACGCCTTAGTGAACGCCCGAGGGTTGGTATTACGCAGGTCGCCATACGATGGCAGTTCGCCCAACCCAAGCTCGACCGCGCGTACGTGTCGGGTAAGGCCCCAGCAATCGAACTCCACCGGGCCGCGTCCGCCATCCACATACTTGCATCCTAGGTACTCATTTACCCAGCTCATCAAATCCACCTCAGGCCTGGAGTTACCTCGGTCGTGTACTGATTGCGAGGATACCGCACACCCAGCATGTTGAAAAAGGCGCATTGCAATTGGGCGACAATACCTTTCAGATCAACAGATTCCACGCTGAGGTACCAAGGCGCTTCTTGCGGAGCGTCCTTGTTCTGTTCAAGGAATGTCCTATACGTAGCATAAACTCGCATCCTGGCAGCAGCTGCACCCCTGGCACGGGTGGTAACTTCACCGCTCCCATCTGCGATACCAAACGCCAAAGTCTGATTACCTTTACTGTTTTTAGCTGCAAGCGCAATATCGATATTCATTGCCGAGAACGTCAAAACTCGCCCATTTTCATCAATTACGGTCTGATCGATATAACCATTGCAGATGTAAACCGGCGAATCCCATTGATCGCAAGTCAACTCAAGCGTGCGAATAATCGGATTGTTACCGACGCTCGCATTAATCTCCCGTAATGTTTGGCTCATGCTAAAGGCCACTTATCATTCATTGCTCGATCTATGATATCTGCCTCAAGTATCCAATCGGGCAGAATCTCTGCCCAACCGTCTTCCAGCATTGGGGTCTTTTTAACTTCAATCTCAGCGGAATAACGCCAAAGAAATCTACCTACCAGCACCGGGCCCATCAACCGTTTCCGCAAGCGCACTTCCTCAATGTCGAAACCCATATCACTGAGGATCGGCATATTAAACCATTGGGCCTTTGCGATTTGATCGCACCACGCCCTGAGCAAACGCCCTTGAGGTTCAGTCAATAACCAGTTGACCTTGATGATACTGGAAGGTTTAAGGAACTCGACGCGTTGGATAGGGCGCCCAGCGTCAGTCGGCGTACTATTGATGTTTTCGGTGGCCTCAAACTCATACCCGTCGCGTTGTGGGTACGGCAGGCCACTGGGAAAATTCAAATCAGTCATCGGCCCACCGCCTGTAATCCAAGCTTGCCGGTCACGGCGTCGAAGGTTTCACCTTCACCCAGGAAGTTCGCAATCCACATATCGAACGATCCATCTTCATTACGTCGAGTTTGACCGGCTTTGCTCGCGTCTTCAATAACGTTGATGTTCGGGACGTTGCGTGCGTCCCGCTCGGCCTGACCTGCGCGGATATCGTTCAGGGTTCCATCCAGTTTGGCCGAGGTCTGCGCGGTAGTCACACGCTCCCCTTTCTGCAACAGCCAGGTGCCAGTCTGCGGAACACTGTCGATACCATCGTGTGCCATACCTGCGATTTGGGAGGACAAGCCTCCAGCGAAGGCCAAGGCGCTGGAGGCTGCCGCTGGGGCTGCAAGCGGCCCAATCAGAGGGATGGCTGCGGTAGATGTAAATGCGTTCAAGCCAGCTTGGATCGCCTGCATTGCCGCCCACTTGATCCCCATTTGAATAACTGTCGTTGCGAAGGTGAGGCCGACGTTTTTGATAGCATCGCCCCAAGACTGCGTTTTCATGATCGCACCTTGCAGGTTGGTGGCAAGGCTGTCTGTGGCACCCTCCAACAGCTGCGTGGTTGCCTGCGCAGCTTGTGCGTTGTAGTCGGTCGCCTGGTCCTTGTAGTTCTGCAAGGCATCGCTCACGCCGAGCAACCAGTTACCTTGGATTTCATCAAGCTGGTTGTAGTAGTCCTGCTGGTCGGTAAGGCGCTGCGCCAGCGCTTCCTGAAGCAGTTCGGTTTCGGCGTCGTAACGGTCCTGCGTGATGCTCTTATCGTTCAGCTGCTCCCACAGCGCATTTGACTTGTCGTTGAATTCTTCCTGAATCGCCAGGAACTGCTGCGCACGCTCGCGGGCCTTGTCACCTTCGCCGGCCCCCACCAGGTTTGCCCCGTTACTCTGCTTGGCGGTTTCGTTCTCGTTGCGCAGGTTGGTTGCGAATTCAGCCAGCGCCAGGCGGTCTTCCTCGGCCTTTTTCAGTTCCTTCAGGCGGTCGAGTTCCGCGGCCAGCCCTTCCAGCCGCTGCTGTTGCGTCTTGTTGATACCGACCAGCTTGCCCGACTCGATATCGAACTGAAGCTTTGCAACCTCGGTGGCTTCCTTGCGCTTGTCGGTGGTGGTGTTGATGAGCGCGATTTGCCGCATCAACCCTTCCTCGGTCGATTCGAACGCCGAGTTTATTTTCTTGGCGGCAGCTTCAGCAGCCTTCGCGGCTTCCTGCTGCGCTTTGGTTGGCGCAATGAAGCCCCCGCCACCTTCTGGCGGTGCAGCAAGCTGAAGGTCTTTCGCGGCATCGCGGGCTTTCTTGACATAATCGCGAATGCTGTCGCCGGCCCATGGCTTGTTCCAAGCGTCGGCAATTTCGCTGAGAACGCTGTTTGATGTGCGCGAAAAATCGATTGCGTCAGCGCTCATCTTGTCGGAGTTCTGTTTGAAGTCCGCCGACATTTCTCCAAACGTGACTTTGCTAAGCACCAGGTTTGCCGTAGCGCCCAAGCTGGTGATGTAGGCCATCGCGGTTGTGAAACCTGACACCAGACCCGCAGCTATGATCTTGAAGGTACGACCGATAGCGTCACCTGTGCTCGCCACCATGGCGGTGACTTCGATCATATCGTCAGCCAGACCGCGAATCTGCTTTTGCAGGCCCCCGGCGTCCTTGGTGGTATCCACCAGGTCTTTACCCAGCTGCGCCAAGATCGGCATGAATTCAGCAGCAAGCGCAGTTTTGGCAGCGTTGGCGTATTGGCCGAGCACCGTCAGCTGGGTATTGAATTCTTTGGCTGAGGCTATGGTCTGATCGTCAAGGATCATTCCGGTGGCTTGGGCTTCGTCGCCCAGTTCCTTGAACTTTCTGCCACCGTCTGCCAGCAGCGGAACAAGTGCGGTCGCTTCATCCGCGATGGCTTCCATGTAGAAAGTCATCTGCGCTTGCGAGACGTTCGCCTTTTGCAAGCTGCTGACGTACAGTTGCAAGGCGTCGGCGCTGTTCAGCTTGCGGAACTGCTCAGCGGTGACCCCAACCTTAGGTGCGATCTGTTCGAAAAAGTTTTGAAGCTCACCGCCACCGGTCGCAAGGAAGTCGCCAACCTTATCGTTGGTGTCCTTGAAAATGTCGGATAGCTTATCTTGCTCGATACCTACCGTTGCGGCGGCTGCGGCATAGCGCTGGAACTCGGTGGTACTCAACCCGGTCAGGTTAGCAAGGTTCTGGATTTCCTTCGCCGCCATGGCCGTGTGTGTGACCAATGCCGCCGTGAGTGTCGGAATCCCAGCGATAGCCACGCCAATCGATGCGCCCACGCCCTTCGCCCAGTCGTCGAAGGCCTTGCGCATATCGGCGGTTTGTTTCTTCGTTGCCGTGGTCGCCTTTTCGAGCGGTCCAACGAAGCCGCTGATCTTGGCGATGAGGTCGAGGGTAAGTGTACCGAGGTTTGCGCTCATTAGTCCCAGGTCCCCATGGCTTCCTCAAGGGTGATAATTCGCGGGTCCATGTGTGGCGCGAAGTCCTCAGCATGCAGCCGCTGTGCACCCTCTCGGGTTTTGCTGTTGGCGTAAAGGGCGGTAAACCGAGCTATCGATTCTTCCGTGCGCATGCCTAAATGCAGGCTGCCCCGTTTGCGCCGGAACTTGCACCAGACGATGAACTCAGGGTACGACATATTCGCCTGAGCCTCTGCTATGGTGCGACCGCCAATGCCATTCATGACAAGCTCGCACCATAGCTCATCTATTGCCGCTAGCTCTTGATCTTTCCCGCGTTTTGCACTTCATTGATGGCGATGAGCAGTTTCTTGACCAGTTCACCGTCCATTGGTCCAGCTTCCGGGTTTCCGGCAATAACCTCGGGCTTATCACCAGGCTTTTGCGGAGTGCTGTACACTACTTCCCCTGTAACATCCCATGGCGTCATAATTGCCTTACCGTCAGCATCGCACAGACTGCTTGCGATGCGACAGGCCAGGATATGCGCCCCACCTTCCGACGCCGAGGAAATATCGCCCATCGCGGTCTGGAACGAAATGGGACGCACGTAGGTATCGAACGTGTGCCCATTCCATTCGATGGTTTTGCGCACCGGCTTGGAACTGAACGCCTTTGCCGACTTCAGGCTGTCAAGGGTCAGTTCCATTAGGACGCACTCACTTTGCGAATCCAGGCACCGGGGCCGCTACGCTGGATGCTCACAGCGCTGGTAACCAGGGTGTTGGTCTGGAAGTCGAACGGGAAGTCGGCCACGTAGCCACCGAACACGTACCAGGTGCGGGTGGTCGGCAGAACGAAATCGCCATCACTGTCAACGGTTGGCACGATGCCCTTCCCGTCCGACCAGCCGATGGCGAATTTGATATCTTCGATATCCTGGCTGTCGTCCAGCGACAGTTCGTAGAGGCGCCCGTGGCTGGCGTATTTCGGGTCAGCGTTTAGGCTGACAGCCGCCTGCCCAGGGGTGCGCAGGCCCCGCTTGTAGGTGCGCGTGGTAGAGTCCAGGCAGGTGTCTTCCACCGGATCGGCTGGCGCACCGCCTGGGTTAAAGCCGGTCGGGCAGTCCACTTTGACGACCGTGTTATCAGCGGGGTCGATGAAGTACAGTTCAGACCCCTGTGCGAAAATACTCATTGTGTGACCCCTTATCGATGAGTGAACCAATCAACGTCGAAATCATACCCGAATGCTTTAGTTTCTGCATCCTGTACTTGACTTCCCCAGCGCACTATGTGGCTATCGAGTTCGATAGCATCGCGAATGGCTTCAGAAACTGCGCGAACTTCCGCACTTGTTGCCGCCCAAACGTTCACTTGCAAACTGAACTGGTCGGCGTCAGGGCGCCCACTCACATTGTTCTGCGGGGTACCGCCGACGTTCTGATAGGTGGCGTATGGCAGCTGCGGCGGCGGATCGATTGGCGCTTGCCCGAATGGCCACAGGCGCAGATTACCTTCACCGTCGCCCAGCAGCACCTGGCAGGTCGTGTCGGCTGCGCAGGTTGGATAAATTGGCGCGTTCATTTACCGGCCCTTTTGATAGCTGAATCGAGTCGCTTCCGATAGAAGTCAACGAATACGTTTGTGATTTCCTGCGTGTGGTTTGCCAGTGCAGGGCGCAGGAAGGGTCTTGCGGGCGACACCTTCGTGCCGAACTCCAGCAGGCGCCAGTGCGGGGTCTTTGCTCCGTGCGACTTATCGACAGACTGCCCGCGCTGCGCCAGAACTGCCCCCTTCATCACCCCCACGCGAAACCCCAGGTCGCCGGTATTCTTCCACAGGCGACCATTCCAACGCAGGCCGATGTTATCCGCGATGCTACGACCGGTGTCGGGATCGTCTATCCCCTGTGCGTTCTGCTTGGCAATCTCGGCCAAACGTTGGGCAGCCTTGCGCAGAGCCGAACGACCAGTGCGGTACCGCATATCGGTCGTGACGTTTTTCAAATTCTCGATGAGGGGATCAACCCCGAGCATCGAGAATTTGACATCACCGGCCATCATGCGCCGCCGTGCTGACCTGCACGCGCCATTCGCGACGGCCAGTGCTGTCAGTTTCAGGTGGTGCAGTGATGCCGTACACCTTCCCGTCCCAGGTAATGCGCATGCTGCTGAGCAGACCGGGGAACCAACGCATATTGATGCGCGCCACCTCGACGCCCTGCTGTGCATCAGCCGCCACGTTTTCCTTGCCGGGACCTGTCAGCACCTCGGCGGGAACGTTGGACCGAAACGGGAACCAGTTGATTATCACGCCGCCGTCCACCACATCCCGCGAGATTACGGCGCGCTCCACCAGTACGCGGTGGCGGTATTTGCCAGGGTTCGTGCTGTAGATGCTCATACGCCCATACCCACCCGTTGCTGATCCAGCAGGTTTGTAGCGGTCGTGTTCCCCGAACTGGGGTCAGTGGTCCGCCGTTCGTAAAAGTCGGTCAACACCAGCAGCACAGCTTGTACCACGGACTTCGGTACGGTCTGCACCACTTCGGAGGACTCGACAGGATGCAGACCCCCGGCGACGTACCATGGGCATTCCTGCGCATCGGTAATCGCCGGCCTGTTCATGTACTGCGCACAGTAGGATTCAGCAGCGTCAATGAGCATCATGATGTGCTCATCGTCGGCATCATGAATCACCAGCAACTGGCGTTTCGCTTGTTCGAGGGTAACGTAGCTCATCAGCCCACCCGCTTCAGCGCGAACGACATTATGCCCTCACGCCCAAGTTCGCTTTCAACCTTGTTCATTTCGTGGAGTTCAAAGCCTTGGTTCTCTGCCCATGCCACGAAGCCGTCCAACGTCCAGTAGTGTAGATGCTCGCCAGGCTTGTAATGCTTGCTGGTCAACACCCCGTGGAGTCCAGTGTAGATCGGCATGGATACGAAAAGCCAGTTCGGCACCCGAGCCATGAAATCGTCCAGGTCGGGGATGTGTTCCAAGCTATCCCAGCAGGTGACGGCGGATGGTGGGTATTTTGCGCGCTGGTTGAAACCGTAGAGGTCATACCAGCGCCCGGTGTCCTTCAGCCAGCGCACCGCGTCAGGGCACACATCGAAGCCCATCGCGTTGCAGTCTTCCGCGAAACGGCCACCACCGATGCCCACATCAACCACCACGCCACCAGGCGACCACCGGTTCACCAGGTCAATGCGGGCCTGAGTCAGTGCCGCGCCCATAGGGGTCTGGTCGAGCGCCTGATAATTGGCGAAATAGCCGCCGTCATAGCTGATGGGTGGGGCAGTGTGGAAACCCTGGCCGCGTTCCTCAGACCACAGCAAGGTGCCTTGCAGCCCATTGGGTAAACAGATTCGCATGGTTGCTGATCCTTTTGTCGCAGTTGTGTTGTTTGAGTTTACATTTGCAAAAGTTGTCGGGTACCGCGAACGACAGTCGGGTACCTGGTGGGCATACGTTTTCCGGCGAATTGAAGCCGCCCTGACCGCCGCAGATTATCCATGCTGGAACGCCTGCCGCGAGCGCAGCGGGAACAATCCAACCGATGCCCCCTATAACTGCTTGCGCTCCCTGTATCAGCGCAAGCAAATGCTCGACAGCCAGTTCACCAGCGTGGAAGCGATCATGCGCAGGGGGTAGGCCCACAGCCCACTCAAGCCCATCAGCAAGGTCGGCCACCGAGACCACCCTGTATCCAAGGTCTGCCGCGTGCTGCGCAGCCTCTGCAACGTACTCGGGCAACGGGTTGCGGCTCTCGGCTATCCACTCGCTGCGGATGGTCACGGGGCGGACCACCACATACGGCTGCTGGAACGGCGCGGGGCCGAAGTCCGGCAAATCGAATTCACCTGGTCTAACCCTGAAGCAGCCCTGCATGCCGCGCAGAATGCCTTCCGATCCGTAGGCTATGCGCAGTTCCTGCGAGCCGTGGGGCGGCAGCGACCAGGCCGAGAACCTGCCGAGGTTCTTTCGCTGGGTGCGCAGGTTGGTGTTAGGTCTGATGAACTTCACGTGCCGCAGGTCCTGATACAGCTGCGGCCATGGGGTGTCCAGGTAAACCGGCCCAGCCATCTGCTTCACGAATGCCCGCTGATAGATGTTATCGCCCAAGCCCCGCATCCCACGCACTATCATGGGCGTTCCTCGATAACGATGGTATAGACGCCCGTGCAGTCGCCCGACACGCCGGTCATTCGCTGTAATACCGCATAATATGTGCCAGGTGCGCGGCCCTTTTCGCCCACAGCTTCACCGCCGACGCTGGACGCCTGTGCAGTAGCGCCTGACGTTCTGACGCGAAGCGGGGTTATGGGCAGCTGCCCACCGTTGGGCGTGAACGTGCCACCCGACACAATCGACGCTTGGAAAGCGTGGGGTGCGGCTTCACCCATGTCGTTCTCAGACGACAGGGCATGCGGCGTGCTGAACGATCCACCAGCGACACCTTGCGACGCGGCGTAGGTGCGCAGAGTCAGCCCGCCCTGATCCACGGTAAGGGCATGCGCATGGATGATGAAATTCACCGGTATCGTGAACCGGAAGACCAGGGGAGTAGCTGCGATTGGGTTGGCCGATGCGAACTCATAGTTCAGCGACCACATGCGCCTGGCAAAGAAACCGGTTTGACCAACGTCAACCCGTAAGCGCGCTGCCGGCCCATCACCATCAGTAAGCAGCTTGAGGGGCGGTTTCGCAAGTACCTGCTCGGCGTGGCTACCATCGCCCACATCGACGAACCGTTTCAGGAACCTTCCCGCGATTGTGAACAAGTGGTCAGCCATGATATTCCCCGGATAAAAAGAACCCGCATAGAGTATATGCGGGCAAAGGGAGCAACGCAGATGGAATTCAAACCCCGTTTGCGCCACTGGTGGGGCTTACCAGCATCTCAAGGCGACCACGAACCTCGGCTTGCCCATTCACTGTATCGCGCCCTGCCTTGGAGTAGTGAGGCTACCGCCAGGCAAACTTTACAGCGTTTCCGCATGGGCCATCACGGGTTGCAAATTGGGTAGGAATTGAACCTACTACCTTCCCCGAGCACGCCATGGCTATAGGGGCTGCTCTCCCGATGAGCTACACAGTTTGCAGAACCAAAACTAATCATTATTTACGATTGTGTCAAGCGCGACGCGCGGAAACATATCCAGGCTAGTCACGCGGCTCGCGTTCAGCACCTGCCGCCCCGGATAGCGCAGTTGGATTTCTGCCACCCTGAACTGACCAGGCCACTTCGCAATACTGCCCGCATTGCCCAAACCCTTCGGGTGGTCCCCATGCCAATGCTTTTCCCCGTTGGCACCGAACCCGCAGTCATAGCCCAGCATGTAGATTGCCATGGCACCATAATGTGCGGCCATCAAAAGTGCCCCGGCACCAGAGTTAAGGCATCCGCTGCCGAAATTCGCACGCCTGGCAAGCTTGCTTTCAGCCGATCCACAGCCACGCACACGCAGGCCCTTGAAGCCTGACCGTGTGACCTCCCCGTGGTACTGCTCCCACCACGGGGTGTCCATTGCGTACAGGGCGTCTGCCCAAGGTGCCAGCCTGAACGATGTGTTTACGACGACGACTTTGCGTCGGGCAGGGGCGGCGGCACGCCAGGCTGCAACGGCGGCAACGTCGGCGGGGTCGAGGCTTGGGCCGCTGGCGATGCAGAAGACTTCTTGCCACCCTTGGGCTGCTTGGCGGGCTTCGCCGGGGCCTGTGGGGGTGCCGGTGGCGTAGCCTTGACCGGTGCCGGCGGTTCGTTTCCCGCGCCACCGTCCACCTCGATCTTGCCGACCAGGCCGGTAGCGGCCATTTTCTCGATGGTCTGCGCGTCGGCGGTGACAGGATCATTGCGCTTGTAGCGGGTGCCGCCATGGATGAAACCACGGAGCGCTAAGCGAGTAGGCATAATTTATTCTCCAGATGCTGCACATTAAAAAGCCCCGCAAACCGCACGGGGCTTTCGCATTGCCGATCAGCTGATGACCGGCAGTTCACCCTTCACGAACGCCTCGGGGCGGAAGACGGTCAGGCCGGTGCGTTCCTCGCACAGGATGGTGACCATGTTTTTCACGAAATTATCGCGGTCTTCCGTCGAAACGGTGACGTTGATCTGTTCGCGGTCCCAAATCTGCGCGCCCTGCTGGAATGCACCCACCAGGAAATCGCCGGCATCCTGCGCTTGGGTCGGTACCACTGGCTTGCCCCACAGGGTGGGGGTGGCAACGCCTTGCGGCTGGGTGAACAGGTAACGCAGTTCGCCGTCCTTGAGCAATTCGATGCTGGTCCAGTCGATAGGCGACAGCACGATGCCATCGGGGTCCAGTTCGGCCAGGGTCACTTGCAGCATCGCAATGCGCAGGCGATCCAGCGCGGTTTCACCCTGAACGCTTACGCCAGGGTTGGCATACACCACGGCCTGGTTCTCGATGCCGTTGATGTTCAGGCCGATGCCCGAACCCTTCAGGAACTGCAATTCTTCCTTGAGTTTCAGGCCGTAGCGCAGGCGACCGTCGATGTAGCTGCGCAGCATCGGAACGTCGGCCAGCACCTGGCGCGAAGCACGCACCCAGTGGGCGATGGTTGCCACGGGTACCGAGTCGAGTTCAAAGGTGATATCCGACTCAGGTTTCGGGTTCGCCGGGTTTTCCGAAACCACGTTCGCGTTGTTGGTGAAACCGCTTTCGCGAACGAACTCGATAGCGTTCGAATCGGTGGTACCGGCTGCGATCAGGTCACGGATGAACAGACGTTGAGTCAGCGGCAGCACCATGCCGACGCGCTGTGGCTCGATGTTCACCCCGGCAGAACCTGGCAGGCTGGTGATGGCCGCTTTGATCGGCAGGGTGAACGACATTTTCGCACCACCCGATGCGCGGGCGCGGAAGTCGTCGAAGCCCTCGGCGGCAACGAACATTTCGCCCATACTGGCCGATTTCTTGGTCTTGGCGTCGCCGGCTTCCAGCTTGGCGATGATCTGCTCACACGACAACAGATCGGCCTTCAGCTTGCTCTGATCGCTGTACAGTTCATCGACCTTCGCCTTCGTCTCTTTCGACAGCTGAACGTGCTGTTCAACGGCGGCTTTGGTCTGATCGGCGTAAGCTTTCAGCTGATCGCCGGTTTCTTTCAGATCGGCCTTGATCTGTTCGTACTCTTTATCAATTTGTGCCATGGCTGAAAATACCCTTTAGCTGAGCGGAAAGTTTAGTTGCTTCACCATCGACAGCGCGGGGCGTGTCTTCATCGTCGGCAGCGGTTTGCGTGCCGTCTTTGACCAGGCTTAGCAGTCGGCGGCGTTCGCTTCGCGGCATACCCGAGCGAGCCAATGCCCGATCAAGCTGCGCGGCGGCGCTGGCCGTCTCGCTGGTGTCGTGTCCAACCTCATCGCTGGACAACAGAGAATCTGCGAAACCTTGCTCAACCGACTCACTGCCGCCGATCCAGGTTTCACCGTCCATAAGAGCGGCCATTTCTTCAACAGTTCCGCCCGTGCGAGCAGAATAAATATCTGCCATCGCCTTGTCAAAGGGTTCCAAGTGATCGGCATATTCGCGCAGTTGATGACGATTGCCAGCAACAAGGAACCAGGCGTTGTGGATCATGAAAAACGCGGACCGGGCAATTTGAACTTTGTCGCCACCAACTGCCACTACGGACGCCGCCGAAGCTGCAACACCGAGAACTTTAGTAGTTACATCACCCTTGTGCTCGCGCAACAAGTTGTAGATGGCCAACCCTTCGAACATATCGCCGCCTGGCGAGTTGATGTTTACGGTGACAGGTTGATCGGCACCGATATAACGCAGCAAGCCAGCAACACGTTGCGCGGTCCAACCTTCACCGGTCCAATAATCTTCACCGATGATGCCAAAAATGTTGATGGTGTTTTCGGTGTCGTCAGTGGTTGCAGCTTTGATACCGGAATCCCACCGCTTCAGGGCCGACTCGGAAATGTCAAATCGAACCTGCGCGGCAGGGCGATTACGCATCGCCAGCGGTAGACCTTTGCGTTTCATTGGCGGTTTCCCCAAGTTTGTCAATTGGCATCATAGCACCTTGCACGGTAAGAACCGCAGCGTTACCGCCCATAGGCGGGAGGTTCTCTTTTTGCCGCACTTCGTCACGGGTCATCAGGCCGCGATCAACCATGGTTCCGTAATACTCTGCGCGGCTTTTACTATCGGCGCGCAACAGACCTTCCACGTTGAACTCGGCGTAGAATTTCAGCTGGTCCTGTGGGCTGAGCAAATACTTGTTGATGTGTTGTTCGATGCGGTCTAGCCACGGGGCGATGACGAACGTAAGAAATCCGATCATCTGTTGCTCGATGCCGGTACCCCAGTTGCTGGTCCCGATGCTGTGCCCAACCATCCACGGCGGTACCCGGAACCATCGGCAGATTTCTTCCACGCTGAACTTGCGAGATTCCAACAGCTGGGCGTCTTTCGGGTTGATGCCCAGCTGTGCAGCGGTCATGCCGTTCTCAAGAATCACCGGCTCGCCAGCCTGCAATGCGCCGGTCTTGGTATGCACCATCTCGCGGAATTCATCGCGCTGGGCGGGGTTAACCTTGCCGGCTAGCGTGAACGCAATGGTTGGCGCAAGGCCCTTTTCGAACGTGCTGTTCGCAGCGTTCTGCGAAGCCAGGCCCGAAGCGATGACGTTCGCACCGTAGTAGATGGCCGACACGCCCCAGTCCCCGTCGAGCGTAAAACCAGGCACGCGGAAAAGCCGTGACTCGGGGATATCCCGCTGCGTACCGTCGCTTTTCGTGTAGGTGAAAATCCGATTTCCGTTGGTGTCCTTGTTGATCGCCAACCGATTAGGGACCAGGAATTTCAAGCCCACCAGCTTGTTGCCGACGTACTGCTTTTCCGCGATCCCGTTGCCCTGGAACAGCATCGATACCAGCATCGCTTCCCAAAACACGGCAGCCGTGCTGTCAGCGTTGGGGGATGTGTGAACGATGTTGTAAAGGGGATGGCCTACGGCGATACGACGCCCGTCAGGCATGCGCTCATAGATTTGCAGGGGGAGGGTTGAAATCGTCTCAGCGATCAGCCTGACGCACGACCAGACGGCGGAAAGGCGCAGGGCGGTGTCGCTGTTCACGTTCTGACCCGCGACCTTGGTGCCACCCACCTCTGACCAGAACGCGGTGTTGAAAAGGTCGATGGGGACGCCCAACCAGCCCAGCAACGCTGCCCGCAGCTTCCCAGGCTTTTTGTCAGTAATCTTTTTCATAAGTCCCCGAACGTCAAGTAAGTTTCTTCCGCCAGCAGGGCGCCGATACTCATGAGCAATGCGCACATATCGTCGATCTTGTCGGCAGCCTTTTTCCGATCAGGCGCCATATTCAAGTTATCGTCATAACGGCAAATAAAATTCGATGCGCACCAGTTTAACACGGGGTCACCGTGATGCGCCAACCGGCCCGACAGATACGCCATCTCAAGCGCTTTCATGGCTGGGTGATAGCTTTTCGTGCCCTGGATGAATTCAACCATCTCGATCCCGTATTCTTCCAGGTTGTTCACCATGCTGGTCGCGTTCCAGCGGTCATAGCCGATCTTGACGATATCGAACCGGTCAAACAGGAATTTGATATCGGCTTCGATAATCTTGTAATCCGCCACGTTGCCAGGCGTGACCTTGATCCACCCAGCCTGCACCCATCCCGCATAGTTCACCGTGCCGCGCTCGCTGCGGCTCTTTACGGCTTCCTCGGGCACCCAGCGCCAGCCGTAGGTGTACAACACCCCGTCGATCAACCAGGTAAGCCTGAAGGCGGTAAAGTCCGAGGTACTGGCAAGGTCAAGCCCGCCGTAGCATGGGAACTGCGCCAGCCATTGGAAGTCGATCACCCCGCCGCATTTCTGGAAGGCGTTCAGGTCTACCCAGCCGGAAGCCGTGGACGCCGAGCGGTTGCACCGCTTGATGAGGAATTCGGCCATCTTGCTCGGGATGTGCTTCGCCTCGACCGCCTCCTTGTAGATCGCCTCAGCAAGGTGCGGGTTCACATCCATCAGCGGGTTCGCCTTGATCCATACGGCGGGATCAAGCGGGTTGTCTTCCTTGATCTTGGCGGTCTTGTCCTCATCGTCGATCTTGTAGAACACGGCCAGGAAGTGGTCTGCGTCGTGGCCAAACACCCCTTTCAGCATGCGCAGCACGAAACCGCGAATCTCTGCCCATGGGCCGGCGTTGGTGTAGCCCTCGGTCGTCGTGAACAGCCATAGCGGGTTGCCACGGGCGCCCCCTGCCGATTGCAGCACGTTCAACAGGTCGGGGTCCTTGTGGGCGTGGATTTCATCGAGCGCCACATGCGACGGGTTCAGGCCATCCTGAGTCGATGCCTTCGCGTGGATAGGCTTGTACGCCGAGCCGCTTTCGAAAATGACAATCGATTTGGCGAAGGTCTTGAAATTGAACTGCTCGCGCAGGTCCGGGGTCATCTCGACCATCCGCTTCGAAACCTTCCAGATGATCGACGCCTGGTCGAAGGTGGTCGCGGCGCTGTACAGCTGCTTGCCTGGTTCAGGCTCGCACGACTGGCAGTACAGCATGATCGCGCTGGCCAACGTCGACTTGGCATTTTTTCGCGCAACTGCAAATAGTGCCGAGGTATACCGACGCGGGTAGAACACCCCGACACCGTTGATGTGGATCGACTTCCGCTTGCGGAACCCGAACAGTTGCACCACGAAAAACACATGCGATGGGTGCATCTCGATATCGGGGCTTTCCCAGGTGCCTTCCACGTGCGGTAGGCACTCGATGAAGGCACACGGATCGTTGGCGTGCCACTCATCGAAAAAGAACGCGCAGTCGTCACGCTTGGCGCGTTCCAGGTCATCGAGAAAACGTTGGGCAGCCTGGCGAATCGGAACGCAGAATTTCTTCCGGTGCCGATCCGCTATCGCTTCCTCTGCGTAGGCCTTCGCAATGGCGACGTAATCTTTCACTCAGCAGCCCTTACCCACTCTGCGCAACCATCCCGAACCCGTTCAGTATCACCGCCGCAGTTGCACAGGTCACCCAGTTTGCAATGCGCAACGGTAGCGCGCTTGTTCCAAACTTCTGCGGGTACCCAAGCGTTGCATCCGGTGCACTCGACAACAGGCCACGGGGACAAGTCATCGCGCACATAGTCGTCGGGGTAAAGCTTCCCAGGCTTACCACAAAATGGGCATGGTTTGAGTTCCATCATTCCCGCGTTCCTCGGTCAGCGAATTTGTTTTTCGGTTTGTCCTTCGGTGCATCCTGCTCGCGCTTGATCTTGCCGGCTGCGTGAGGCGTCAGACCGAAATCGTTTTGCAGGTTGCGGAAGTTTGCGATCCAAGACATGGGCGGCACCAGGTCGGCCATGTACTGCTTCACGATTTTCGCATGCAGCATGCACATATGGCAGAACGTCGCCATAGTGCCTTCGTTCAGTAATTTACCCTTAATCAGGATCGGCGCCAAGCGCATGTATTCCTGAACGGCCAGGGCGTCTAGCCACAGGGGCGGTGGGGGAACTTCGTCGTAACCTTGGACCTCGGGTACGGTCAGGTCGTATTCGGGGCGCCCCGGTTTGTCGGTCCCCGCCAGCAGCTTCAGGTTATGGGGAGTCTTGGCAACCATTTCTCTATCTCCACGAAAGTTAGCGAATCTCTATCTCTATCTCTATCTCTATCTCTATCTCTATCTCTATCTCTATCTCTATCTCTATCTCTATCTGGTCGATTCCCAGTGTTACATTATAACCAGACTTCGAATTTATTGCC